TGTTCTAATTTAAAAACTATTCTCGAAGATGATAAACTTTTAATTTGTGATTATGACATTATCAGTGAACTGACTACATTTACACAAAAGCATAATTCTTTTGAAGCGGAAGAAGGATGCAATGATGACTTAGCAATGTGTCTTGTTATTTTTTCTTGGTTAGTTGCACAAGACTACTTTAAAGAAATGACAAATAATGATGTTCGTAAAAGAATTTATGAGGAACAAAAAAATCAAATCGAACAAGATATGTCACCTTTTGGATTTATTGTAGATGGATTGGATGATATGGATGTTTTTGTTGAAAGAGAAACTGGAGATAGATGGTTATCGTCTGGATCAAAAAGTTTAGAAAGTATGGAAATATGGAACGTTGATGAATATGGAGATCGTTCTCATATGTGGGAATATCGATAATGGATTTTAGTGATCAGATTGATATAGAACATATCTTATTCTTAGAAAGAAAGTGTAGATCGTGTGAACAAGTTAAAAGTTTGATGGATGAATTTTATTTAACTCGAAAGGGGAGGGGTGCATTTCCTTCAGCATACTCGTATGAATGTAAAGAGTGTACTAAAAAAAGAATAATAAAGAATAGAAAATCATCTCAAAATACTATTGCGTGGGAATATCCTGACTGGTAAATCTGTTCATGGAGAGTTTCCCCATTGAAAGAAGGTTTTTTAATAAATATTTCTAGAATAATTCTGGATAAAACGGAGAATAAAGATGCCGCTAAATTTAGCATCTCCTGGAATTGTAGTTAGGGAAGTTGATCTAACTGTTGGTAGAGTTAATGCAGCAACTAACAAAGTTGGTGCAATTGTAGCTCCTTTTGTAAAAGGACCAACAGATGTTCCTGTTCTTGTTGAAACCGAAAATGATCTTTTAAATATTTTTGGAGATCCACAACCAATTGATAAGCACTATGAGCACTGGATGGTTGCATCATCTTATCTAGCTTATGGTGGGACACTACAAGTTGTAAGATCTGATGACGATGATTTAAAAAATGCTTTTGTTGGGTCAGCATCAAGCATAAAGATTAAGAGTTTAGAGCATTATAACCAATTAGGTTATGATGAAAATACAATTAATGGTGTAACTTTTGCAGCAAAAAATCCTGGATCATGGGCAAATGATATTAAAGTTGCAATTATTGATGCATTTGCAGATCAAATTATTACCATACCAACTACTGCAGTATATGATGTTGGTATGGGAGTAACCCAAGGACTGTCTGGTGTACTGGCAGGAGTTGGAGCTACATCAAACTTAAGTGGGTATTTAAAGGGTATCATTACTGGTGTTGGTGCTGCAGCTGGATTATCAACAAATCAGATTGCGGTTAAAGTTTTATCAACAGTATCAAATAGTGGTGCAGAAGCAAATATTGATTATCAACCAAGTGGTACTTACTCATTTTCATCTGGCAATATTGTTGCTTCCGATAATTTAGGTCTCAGTGTAGCTGGTTCCGCATTAACTGCAACAGCAGTTTCTGATTGGTTCGACTCACAAACAATTGCAATTTCTACGGTGTCTTCCATTCCTTGGAACAACATCGCACAAAGACCATCAACTACATCATATGCACAAGGAAGAGGTTCTAGATTTGATGAACTACATGTAGTTGTTTTAGATGCATCTGGATCAGTAACTGGAAATGCTGGCACAATTCTTGAAAAGCATCTTTCACTATCTAAAGCGTCCGACGCTGAATTTTCAGTAGGATCTCCTTCATATTGGAGAAAGTATCTAGCAGCTAATTCTGATTACCTTTTTGGTGGTTCTGCTCCAACAGGTATTGTAACTTCTGGATTTACAACATCATTTACTCTTGCTCAAGATACTGGTTGGGATCAAGATGCATACGGAATTAAGTTTGGAGTCAAAGGAAATGAAAATTATACATTGAGTGGTGGTTTAGACTATCACGGTTCTGCTGGGTTAACAACATCTGGTGCTTTAACGGCATCATTGGCAAAACTTTCTTCTGGATACGATTTATTCGAGTCTGCAGATACTTATAAGGTAGATTTTCTACTGATGGGTTCAGCAAATTATACAAAAGAAACTACACAAGCTTTAGCAAATAAATTAATCTCGGTTGCAGAACTTAGAAAAGATGCTCTAGCATTTATTTCACCATATAGAGGTGCATTTTTAAGTGATACTGCAGCAGGTTCGGTAACCGTCAATTCTGATGAAACAATCACTGAGAATATAATTTCATTCTATTCACCAATTACATCATCTTCATATGCTGTATTTGATGGTGGATATAAGTATGCATTTGATAGATTCTCAAACACATTTAGATATATTCCATTAAATGGAGACATTGCTGGACTATGTGCTCGTAACGATATTAGATTCTTCCCTTGGTATTCACCTGCTGGGACGACTAGAGGTTCAATCTTGAATGCAGTTAAGTTGGCATATAATCCAACAAAATCTCAAAGAGATAGACTCTATAGCAACAGAATCAATCCAGTCATCTTCTCATCTGGTTCTGGCATCATTCTATTTGGTGATAGAACAGCTCTATCAAAATCATCGGCATTTGATAGAATTAATGTTCGCAGATTGTTTATTTACTTAGAAAATGCCATTGCAGCTGCTGCAAAAGATCAGCTTTTCGAATTCAACGATGAAATTACAAGAACTAATTTTGTAAACATTGTTGAACCATTCCTTCGTGATGTTAAAGCAAAGAGAGGTATCTTTGATTACGTTGTTGTTTGTGATGAAACAAATAACACGGCAGCAGTCATTGATAATAATGAGTTTGTTGCAGACATTTATGTGAAGCCTGCAAGATCAATTAACTTTATTGGTCTTACTTTTGTTGCCACCAGAACTGGTGTTGCCTTTGATGAAGTTATTGGTACATTCTAATTAAAAAAGAGGTTAAAAAACAATGGCAACTAGGAATCAACTAAATCCACCACCACTAAGAAGAATTACTGACTTCAAGAGCAAGTTGTCTGGTGGTGGTGCCAGACCTAATCTCTTCGAAGTGGTTCTTTCATTTCCTGCCGCTTCACCAGCAGATGCTAATGTTCTTGACAAGTCAAGATTTCTTGTTAAAACTGCTGCTCTCCCAGCATCCAACATTTCCCCAATTGAAGTTCCATTTAGAGGTAGAACTTTAAAGATTGCTGGAGATAGAACTTTTGACACTTGGACGATCACAGTTATCAATGATACTGACTTTGCTATTCGTTCTGCTTTTGAAAAGTGGATGAACGCAATTAACAGAGTATCCGATAATACTGGCGTCACAGATCCTGCGGCATATCAAGCAGATGCTTATGTCTATCAACTTGATCGTGATGGTTCGACACTGAGAGCATATCATTTTTATGATATTTTCCCAACCAATTTAAGTGCGATTGACCTTTCATATGAATCTGGTGGTGACATCGAACAATTCACCGCAGAAATGCAAGTTCAATGGTGGGAAGCAATCAAGGGTGATGGTGCTTCTGCAGGCGGTGACGACATCAACTAAATAATATATCAAACAAACTTCAACTTATAAGATGGCAAAACTTTTCGGTTTTTCAATTGAAAGTAGTGATGATAAAACGCTAAAATCAAAGTCGATTATTTCCCCCGTCCCACCTAATAGTGATGACGGGGTTGATAATTATATTGCTAGTGGTTTTTATGGTCAATATATTGATATTGAAGGTGTTTATAGAACAGAATATGATTTAATCAGAAGATATAGAGAAATGGCACTTCACCCAGAGTGTGATGGTGCCGTTGAAGATATTGTTAATGAAGCAATAGTTAGTGATCTCTATGATTCCCCAGTGGAGATTGAATTAACCAACTTAAATGCGAGTGATAAATTAAAAAGTGCAATAAGAGATGAGTTTAAATATCTCAAAGAGATAATGGACTTCGATAGGAAGTCTCATGAGATTTTTAGAAATTGGTATGTTGATGGAAGACTATATTATTTGAAAGTTATTGATGTAAAAAATCCTCAAGCTGGTATTCAGGATCTAAGATACATTGATCCTATGAAAATGAGATTTGTTCGTCAGGAAAAGAAGGTTTCTGAAGGAAGATCGGATTCATCACTTATTACATCACAACTTAGAGAGACAAGTAAAGTTTTTTATCCAGATGTAGATGAATATTATATCTACACACCTCAACCAAATTATCCAACTGGATTGGTATCAAGTGCTGGTGGGCAAAATAAAGGTATTAAAATTGCAAAAGACTCTATAACATATGTGACTTCTGGGTTGATTGATAGAAATAAGGGAACTATTCTTTCGTATTTGCATAAAGCAATCAAAGCACTCAATCAACTTCGTATGATTGAGGACTCTCTTGTTATCTATAGATTATCTCGTGCCCCAGAACGTAGAATTTTCTATATTGATGTTGGCAACTTACCCAAAGTAAAAGCAGAGCAGTACCTTAAAGAGGTAATGAGCCGTTATCGCAATAAACTGGTATATGATGCAAACACTGGCGAAGTTCGTGATGATCGTAAGTTTATGAGTATGTTGGAAGATTTTTGGCTTCCAAGAAGAGAAGGTGGTAGAGGAACTGAAATCACTACTCTTCCTGGTGGACAAAATCTTGGAGAACTTACTGATATTGAATATTTTCAAAAGAAACTCTATAGATCACTGAATGTTCCAGAATCTAGAATTGCTGGTGGTGGAGATGGTTTTAATCTAGGGCGATCTTCAGAAATCTTAAGAGATGAACTTAAGTTTTCAAAGTTTGTTGGACGTTTGAGAAAAAGATTTGCTCAAATGTTTAATGATATGCTTAGAACGCAATTGATTCTCAAGAACATTATTACTCCAGAAGATTGGGAATTGATGGAGGATCATATTCAATATGATTTCTTATATGACAATCAATTTGCGGAACTCAAAGAAGCAGAATTGATGAATGAACGTCTTGGACTTTTAGCATCTATTGAACCTTACATTGGTAAGTATTATTCACAACAATATGTCCGTAAAAAGATTCTTCGTCAAACTGATACTGAAATTATTGATATGGATGAACAAATTCAAGAAGAAATTGATTCTGGAAAAATTCCTGATCCAAATTCTATTGACCCAATTACTGGACAACCTCTTGCAGGACTTGCTGATGCGGGTGCAATGGCAACAGGAATTGACGCAAATGCTGCAGCCTCTGATTTAGGAATGGTTCCACAAGAACCAAATCTGGATCAACAAGGATCTATAACAGATGCTCAAATGCAAAAAGATACTAAAAAGGCTGAGATATAAATAAAACATAGACATATATTAATTTTATGGAAGAAATTCTCGATTTGATTGCTACCGATTCGGCAGCTTCCAAAATCTCTGACAAAATAAAGGAAGTCCTTTATTCAAAAGCGGCAGAGAGAATTGATGCTTCTCGTCCAACGGTAGCAACTTCAATATTTGGTGAAGCTGAAGATAATGTATCAGAACACCCAGGGGATACTGAATAATGGCATTAAAAATTGTACAAACATATAACCAACTTGTTGCAGGTGCTGGTGCAGCAACAACATCAATTGGTATTGCATTAAAGACTGGTTATATTCGAGTATCAACTGCAGCAACTGCAGTATATCTTGAAATTGGTGGAACTCCTGTTGCAACAACTAATTCTTTTCATGTTCCAACTCAAACAACTGAAATTTTAAAAGAAAGAGTTGCAAGACAAAGAGTTGCAGGAATTACTACTGGAACAAATACAGTTATTACTTTTGATGAAAATGCAGGTAATCCTTTTTCCACTGGCGATTATGTAACAATTGAGAATGCATTTCCTGCAGGAATTAATACCTCACATAATATTGTTACAGCAACAACAGATTCTTCAGTTACTATTTCTTATAACAGTACCGCATTATCTGGTATTGCATTAACAACTGCTACTCTGGCTAGAAGTGTGAGAATCTCAGCATTAGGAACAGTTTCAGCAGCAAATCTAAGTATTGCTGAAGTACAAATTTCATCGCAGGCATAAAATGAAACTCATCACAGAAGAAGTATCACAAGTCAAGTTCATCACCGAAGGTAAAGGTGCTGATAAGAAAATGTTCATTGAAGGCATCTTCCTTCAAGGTGATATTTGCAATCGTAATGGAAGAATGTATCCTATGGAAACTCTTTCAAAAGAGGTAAACAGATACAATGAAACTTTTGTTGCAAAAGGTCGTGCTTTAGGGGAACTTGGTCATCCTGATGGTCCTACCGTCAATCTTGACCGTGTTTCTCATAAAATTGTTTCTTTAGAACAAAAAGGAACCAATTTTATTGGTAAGGCACAACTTCTCGAAACACCTATGGGTAAGATTGCAAAATCTCTCATTAGTGAAGGCGTTTGCCTTGGTGTTTCTTCTCGTGGTGTTGGTTCATTAAAGATGACCAACGAAGGTCATAAAATTGTCGGTGAAGATTTTATGCTCGCAACCGCTGCTGATATTGTTGCCGATCCTTCTGCACCTGATGCCTTTGTTCAGGGAATTATGGAAGGTAAGGAATGGGTTTGGGAGGGAGGAATTCTTCGTGAACAACTCGCAACTAAAACTCAAAAAAGAATTAACACTCTGGTTGATCAAAAAAGATTAGATGAGCATAAAGTTCAATTGTTCCAGAATTTTATCTCAAATCTATAATTTAATAAATAAATATAGATTATAACACAATCAATCTAAAAATGTCCGTTGGTAGAAATTTACAAGAAATGGAAAACGTAGTAACCAAAGGAGCTGCACCTGCCGAACCAATGCACAAGTTGTCCACTGGAATTGCTCCTGGACAAACTGGTAGTTGGGAAGATCTAGGTGGCCCTACAGTAGACAACTATCGTCCCGATGACGATTCAGCAAAACTCGACACTCCTGGTAAGACTCTTGCTCAGGTTCAAAACGTCGTAAATGCAAAAGCTGCCGCTGCCGAGCCTATGAAAACTATGGCAAAGGAAGAGACAGAAGAGGATGAAGATCTTGTCGATGAAGAAGAAATCGATGAAGATGAAGAAGTAGTTGCTGAAAAGTACTACGAAGGTGGTGAAGATGAGAAAGAATCATCTGAGGCGGGCAAAGATGAAGGTGGCAAGCATAAAGAAGGTAAGCATAAAAAAGGTGGCGAAGAGCCTGGTGAAAAGAAAGGCGAAAAAGAAGAAGGTATGAAGGAAGAGTTTGACATTGAAGAAGATGTCAACGCCCTTCTTGCTGGTGAAGAGCTTTCTGAGGAATTCCAAGAGAAAGCACGTACCATCTTCGAAGCTGCAATCAGAACAAGAGTTTCTGAAATTAAAGAGCAACTAGAAGAATCATATGCTACAGCACTTGTAGAAGAAATTGAAGCAGTCAAGTCAGAACTTGTAGATCGTGTAGATGCATACCTTGAGTATGTCGCTGACGAGTGGATTAATGAAAATGCACTCGCAGTTGAGCACGGTCTTAAGACTGAAATGACCGAATCATTCCTTTCTGGAATGAAGCAACTTTTTGAAGATCATTATGTATCAATCCCTGAAGATAAATATGATGTCATCGAGAGCATGGTAGATAAGCTTGATGAAATGGAAGAAAAACTCAACGAGCAAATTAACAGAAATGTTGCTCTGAATAGAAGATTAGCAGAGTCAGTAACCGAAGTAATTTTTGCAGAGGTCTCTGAGGGTCTAGCACTTTCTCAGAAGGACAAACTCGCTTCTCTTGCAGAAAATGTTGAGTTTGATAGTGAAGAGAACTATCGTGAGAAACTAGTAACCCTAAGGGAATCTTATTTCCCAACAACTGCTAGTACTCAAAGAAACGTTACTGAAAATCTTTCTGAAGAAGTTGATTACAACAACGAAGTAATTGTCGAAGGTGTAATGGGCAGATATCTTCAGACTCTTTCAAGAGTTTCTAGAAAGTGATTTATTGATTATAAATCAAACTAAAACAACAATTTTTTAAAAAGAGGTAAAACCCAAATGCAAATGTTCAATGCCGAGCATCTGCAGGAGAAGTGGGCACCAGTCCTTGACTATCAGGGACTCGATGCAATCAGAGATTCGCATCGTAGAATGGTCACCGCTGTCCTGCTCGAAAACCAAGAAAAAGCACTCCGCGAAGAGCGTGAGTTCCTTTACGAAGCTCCAATCACCAACTCGACTACCAGCAACACTGGTACTGCAGGTTTCAGTGCAAACGCTTCGTCACCTGCCGCAGGTTTCGATCCAGTTCTGATCTCACTGATCCGCCGTGCAATGCCTAACCTGGTCGCTTATGACCTCGCAGGCGTTCAACCAATGAACGGACCCACTGGACTCATCTTTGCGATGCGTTCACGTTATAAGTCACAGACCGGTACTGAAGCTCTCTTCAACGAAGCAGATTCAGCATTCTCTGGTCAGAGTGCTTCGTTCAACCAAACCAGTGGATATGTAAATGGTCCTGTTGGTCTTGGTACTACTGGACAAAGAGGTTCGAACCCAGGTCTTCTCAACCCTTCAACCAACGCTACTCAGTTCGACTATAACGTCGGTGAGGGTATGAGAACTGACGACGCTGAATTCCTCGGTGGAGACACTGGACAGTTCAACGAGATGGCATTCTCAATCGAGAAAGTCACCGTTACTGCTAAGTCACGTGCTCTGAAAGC